TAAAGAATTACTGCCTGCCGGAGGACCGGTACGGGCACAGATTTTAGGAAAGATAACACGAGAAAAACAGGATCAAGCGACCAGGGTCAAGGATTTCATGAACTACCAGATATGTAATGTTATGAAAGAGTACGACTCCGAGTTTGATCAGATGTTATTTTATTTACCGCTTGCAGGCTCGACCTTCAAGAAGGTATACTATGACGATTTACTTGGACGAGCGGTATCAAAGTTTGTTCAAGCGGATGACTTAGTGGTTCCGTACTCCGCTACCTCATTAGAGGATGCGGAAGCCATTTGTCATGTCATTAAAACAACTCAGAACGATTTAAAAAAACAACAGGTCTCAGGGTTTTATAAAAACATAGAATTACAGGTTCCCGATAACGAAGAGAGTGAACTCAAGAGAAAAGAACGAGAACTCGAAGGCGTTCGTAAAGGTTGGCAAGAAAAGATTTTTACACTGATCGAATGTCATGTTGATTTAGATCTAGAAGGTTTTGAAGACCAAGGACAAGACGGTCAACCGACCGGGATTAAAGTTCCTTACATTGTCACGATAGAAAATTCTACACGAAAAATTTTATCTATTCGAAGAAATTTTAAACTCGATGATCCATTGAAAAACAAAATTCAATACTTTGTGCATTTTCGATTTCTGCCAGGTCTTGGATTCTATGGCTTTGGACTCATTCATATGATTGGTGGACTCAGCAGAACGGCAACGTCTGCTCTTCGTCAGTTATTAGATGCGGGTACGCTCTCCAACTTACCTGCCGGGTTTAAACAGAGAGGCATTCGTGTACAAAACGATGCTGTCTCGTTACAGCCTGGGGAGTGGCGAGATGTCGACGCTCCCGGCGGTAATATTAAAGATGCGTTTATGCCACTTCCTTATAAAGAACCATCTCAAACGTTATTACAACTGATGACGATTGTGGTTCAAGCCGGTCAACGATTTGCTTCGATTGCGGATATGCAAGTAGGAGATGGTAATCAACAGGCGGCTGTGGGAACAACGGTGGCTTTATTAGAAAGAGGCTCACGAGTGATGAGTGCCATTCATAAAAGAATCTATGCGTCTTTGAAACAAGAATTTGCTTTATTATCCAACGTCTTGGCGACGTACTTACCTCCCGTCTATCCGTATGATGTGATTGGAGATCAAAAAGAAATTAAACAATCGGACTTTGATGACAAGATTGATATTATGCCGGTTGCCGATCCTAATATCTTTTCTCAAACACAACGAATTGCAACGGCACAAACAGAATTACAACTCGCTCAGTCGAATCCACAGATTCATAATCTTTATGAAGCCTATCATGATATGTACACAGCGATCGGCGTCAAGAACATCGATCAGATTTTACCGCCCCCTCCACCTCCGACTCCTAAGAATCCGGCCATCGAACATATTGATGCGATTGGTGGAAAACCTTTCCAAGCCTTTAGTGGCCAAGATCACAGAGCTCATATTACTGCGCATATTGCTTTTATGGCAACGAACATGGCACGAAACAATCCGATGGTGATTGCTGCTTTAGAAAAGAATGTTTTCGAGCACATTTCGATGATGGCTCAAGAACAAGTGGAAATGGAATTTAAAGACAAGATTCAAAAGGTTCAACAGATTCAACAAATGATGACTCAGAATCCTCAACAAAAACCCGACCCAAGAATTCAAGCGGAAGCTCAGAATCTTCAGTTACAGATTGAAGCGCGTAAGGCTCAGTTGATTGCAGAGATGATGGAAGAATTCTTAGTCGAAGAAAAGAAAATTACTTCTCAATTTGATCATGACCCGATTGCTAAACTAAGAGCAAGAGAACTTGATCTTAAAGCGCAAGACAATCAAAGAAAACAACAAGAAGATGAAAAACGAATTGCACTTGATCGTATGAAGGCGATGATGAATCAAAATGTTCAAGAAGAAAAGATGGAACAAAACGAAGAGCTCGCTCATTTAAGAGCGGATACCTCTTTAGAAAAACAAGCGATGTCCAATCGAGCGAAAATGCGTTCTGACGTTATAAAACGAAAGGATGTTAAAACGCTGAAAGGACCGAGAAGCTAATGCCTTTTCAATCTGAAAAACAAAGAAGATACCTACACGCGAATCATCCAGAAATTGCCAATCGATGGGAAGCAAAATATGGATTGGGTGGGATTGCGGAATTAAATTCACAGCTTAATAGTCTTCCAGAATACTACCTTCCTAAAAATCAGGGAGGTTTTATCCCTTCTCATGAAGCCGGTATCTATGGTTTAGAAGAGGGAGGAAGAACAGGATTTAGAGGAGGAAGTCCTCATGATGATTCCCCTACAGGTTCTGGTTCTAGTTCTTCCGGTACAGGAGGAAGTACAAGTACATCTACTTCAGGTGGTGAAGGAGGATATCAAAATGTACATCAAACTGGAGCAGTTACACAAACGCCGGGAAGAACAACTACGCCTGATCTACCACCACAATTAGGTGGACCAAGTACTGCTGAAGACGCTATAACTTACGCTCGTGATGACTTTGAAACACAAAAAGCAACGTTAGAAAACAAAATACAGAAAAGCCATGGCTGGAAAATCCTGGGAGGAATTTTTGGTGGTGGCTTAACATTAGGACTAAGTGATTTGAAAACAGCTAAAAACATGTATGATTTAGCACAAGTAAAAAAAGACTATATAAACCTTCTTGAAAACGCCAAGATGCAATACAAAAACCAAGGAGTGCCAGAGTTTAACCCACATGTGGACACTGCCATTCAAACTATCAATCAAGAGATTTTAGATTTAACTCAAACTAGAGATAGACCAGATGAAGATACAGGAGGTGATGGAATTACAGAAGTTGCCAGTATTAAATACGAGAACATAGAAGGGGTTAATGAAGATCAAGCGGAACGAGCTTCTACTGAAGCTAATACAATACTACAAGACGTAAGGAATGCTAAACGAGATGCTTATCTAGCTGCTTTTAGACAAAAGTATTTAATGGGTCCTACTGCTATGGCTGCAGGAGGAGGAAGAGTTCCTGGTGGCTATAATACGGGTGGACTTTCTAATTTATTTAGGTTAAAAAACGTATAGGAGTACAAACTATGAGAAACGATTTCGGATCAAGACCTTACAACACGCGTTTTCCTTATTCAAAGGGAAGCAAGAAACAAGGTGCTGACGCAAGACTCGATGAATCCTTAGGGGAAAGACGTGGTGCAGAAGCTACTAAAACCCAAAGCTTTAAATCTCGAAGAGATGAGAGCAGAGGAGCAACGAAGTCATAATGCCAGGCGCAGAAACTAAGGGAAAAGGTAGAGCGGCAACTTACGTTAACGCTAAACTAGGTTACAAAAAAGGTGGTCGTATCAAAGCACAATTTGGATATAATTCTGGAAGAGAAAATCTTTTAGAAGAAGTAGGCAGAGTAAGTGCTGAACCAACAAATGCAAACCGTAGCGCTGAGTTAAGCCGAGTACATGGAGAACTTAATAGAGGTTTAAAAAAAGGTGGAAAAGCAAAATGACTAAAGATTGGCAAATAGGATCTAACTTTGTAAAAGAACCAAAAGTTACTGGCATTGTTGGTAAAAATAAAGATGGTTATGGCGATGCTGAAACTATCGAAACTCCAAACACACAAGAATCAACAACGGTAACTGTTAAAGGTACCAAAGCTCTAAGAGCAGATAAGAAGCCCGTTAAAGCAACTTGGTTCTAATATGTGGTTTGGTCTAGCGAAGATGGCTCTCAAGACTGGGAGTCATATTTATCAAAATAGACAAAAGACAAGAGCCGCGATGTCGGATGCAGCTTTAATGCATGCAGAACGCATGGCACGAGGTGAGGAAACTTACCAAGGCAAACTTTTAGAATCGCGAGATAACGATTTTAAGGACGAAATCGTCCTCATCATTATTTCGGCGCCCATAATTGTCCTTGCATGGGGAGTCTTCAGTGACGACGCGCAAATGATGCAGAAGGTGGAGATGTTCTTTCATCATTTTGGGTCATTGCCCTTGTGGTTTCAAACACTTTGGATTACTGTGGTAGCGAGCATTTTCGGAATAAAAGGAACCCAAGTGTTCCGCAACGGAGGCAAGAAAAAATAATGACTGATTTAAAAGCTCAAGAAAAACTAACAGACGGCAAAGGTTGGAAACAAGTTATTGTTGACTATGGTAAAGAAAAAAAAGAACAACTTACAACTAAAGCTAAAAATATAGCAGGTGGCGTTAACGTTGTTATTACAAAATTAAAAGGTAAAGACTAATGGCCAAAGACGATAAGTGGATACAAAAAGCATTTAGTAAAATTAAAAAGAAAGGTACAGAAGGCAAATGTACAGGTAAGAAATATGGCAGTAAAAGCTGTCCTCCAGATTCTAAAGCTTACAACATGGCTAAAAATTTAAGAAGCATGAATAGAAAATCAGCTGCCGATGGTGGCAGTATGAGTCACGTAGGTGGCTATTCACCCGTCTTAGGTAATAATCAATTTGGTTATCCGAGTGGTGGAGTAGAAGTAAGAACTCCTGCTAGAAGTGGTGGAGCAGCTACTCATGGCTTAGGAAGAGCTTTCATGAAAGGTGGAAGAGTCTAAAAGAAAGAATTATGGACGGAGTCCAATTATTATTTAAACTGAAAAAGTTAGTCGAACTCAGACGCGACGATGTTGTTAATGGCATGGTCACAGGTGTTGACAATTTTGAAAAATATCAATATATGTTGGGTCAGATACGAACGTATCATTATATTTTACAGGAAATCTCTAACCTGCTAAAAAACAAGGAGCCAAATGACGAAGGAAACATTGTTACAATCAAGCCCCAAGATCACTCTACCTAAAACTGATCTTGTTGGATTAAATAACTCAAAACAAATTACCAAAGAATCAACAAAGCTCCCTCAACCAACAGGTTGGAGAATTCTTATTCTACCCTTTCAAATGGGAGAAAAAACTAAAGGTGGAATTTTAATGGGACAGGACACATTAGAAAAGCAACAAGTGGCTTCTCAATGTGGAAACGTATTAGCGATGGGTCCTGATTGTTATCGGGACAAAAGTCGTTATAAGCAAGGATCTTGGTGTAAAGTGGGCGACTGGGTTATGTTCGCTCGTTATGCAGGGTCTCGAATAAAAATAGAGGGTGGAGAAGTTAGGTTGTTAAATGATGATGAAATCTTGGCAACCATCAAGAATCCAGAGGATATCTTGCATGAATATTAACATAGGAGGAAACTATGCCTGAAGAACCAAAAAAGGCTCAAGAAGTTAAAGAAGAAAAAACAATTGATATCGACACTAGTGGACCAGATGTTGAAGTCACATTGCCAGAAGAAAAAGACAAAGCCGTAGTAGAAATAAAAGAGGAGATAAAAGATGAAAAACCTACTGAAGAGCCTGCTAAGTCCGATGACGCACCTGCGAAATCTGATGAGCAGCCTGATGTTCAGGAAAGTAAACCTGAAACAGAAGACCAGAAACAAGAACTAGAAGATTATAGTAAAGGTGTAAAAGTCCGTATTGCTAAACTAACAAAACGCATGCGTGAAGCAGAACGTCAAAAAGACGCTGCACTCATCTACGCTAAATCTGTGCAAGGAGAACAAAAATCTCTTAAAGACAGACTCTCTAAATTAGATACGGGTTATGTTAAAGAGATGGAAGATCGAATTACTTCCAGCCTAACTGCCGCTGAAAGCAAACTTAAAAATGCTAGAGATGCGGGTGATATTGGCGCTGAAGTAACTGCACAAAAAGAAATTGCTAAATTGGGTTACGAAGAAGCAAGACTTTCTGAAATGAAAGTAACTCAAAAGCAAGACCAAGAACAACGTAAAACCTTAAGTGAAGGGACAATACCTCAAGCACCTCTTCAACCTACGCCGGATATCCGAGCAACCGAATGGGCACAAAAGAATTCATGGTTTGGCAAAGATAACGCCATGACCTATACTGCTTTTGATTTGCACA